GGGGATTTTATACATGTCTTCCATACACATAACTTTTGCCCCTGCTAAAATTGTATTATCGAATGTCTACTGAGATTATCCTTAACAAGGAGAGACTCAAAGTGTGGTTTAGAAACAGCTTAGAGGACGTCGCGATTGAAGGCACCCATACCAAACGTATCAGTTTGAACAAAGGGAACGACTTCTCCGTCTTTCTCCAAATTACCTGTGTTAAGTGTGATTTGTCTGCTTGGCTCACCACAAGTATTCGGAACGGTGTTGATCAGAGTGAGGACGTATATCCAATTCTCTGTACCGGACGCTGTACTCCTGAGTGCTCTAAGACTGACGATAAAACATCCGAAGAAGAAAACTAGCTCGACTAGATTCTCGATTGTCGAATACTCGTTGAAGCAGTTCTATTGTTGCACGATCTCTAGAGATAGTGTTCAAAATGAATTCCAACACGTTGTTAACGATAATCATCTCAAACATTCTCCTTCTCCCTCAGTTGCTCAGCTACGAGCTGACCGGCCATTTGTTGAAGATACAAAGCGGTACAGTGCTGCTGTTGATCGGGCTATACGCCTTGCATCAATGGCGTACGAGAATCGCTGTGACTCCAGAGCCGGAGGTGAAGCGGACATACGGGAAATTCGTGGGTGAACCAAGGTTTGATCCATATGCTGGCATTGTTGCTAGCGTGTTGATCGATGGGAACACTCATGATGTGGTGATAACACCAAATTGGTGGCAATATTTTGCCGGTTCGAAATTAAACCAGAATCGGCAAGAGACAGTCGTCAGTGAATCACCTGTGTCCAGCGTTCCTATGGGTCGCGAGCCAAAATCATTGGTTTGCATCCAAAGAGAGGATGGGGTTGTGATAGGAATGGGATCTAGGGTAAAGGTTGGTTCTGGAACCGTGCTGTTGACGTGTTTCCATGTGGTTAAGAAGCCTCAGACACTCTATCTGTGTAAGAATGGAGTGAGAGTGGCTATTGACAGGGCGTGGGAAGCCGAGGCCTGGTGTTCCGATCCGGAAATGGATTTGATGAGCATCAGAGTACCTGAAAAGGTATGGTCTACATTGGGAGTCTCGGCAGCAATGCTGACATCTCTCAGCGGGGGTTGCCCTGTGACCGTATACGGAGCCGAATCATCCTCGAAGTTCCTAGCCTCTACCGGAATGGCCTCTGTGTCCAAAGGATTAACAGCACGGCATTACTGTACCACACTACCAAGTTGGAGCGGTTCGCCTGTGTATTACAAGGGATCAGTGGTTGCCATGCATCGGGGGTTTCATGAACAAGGCGTTAGCAATAATGCCACAATTGTTCTCCCGATTCTAAGCAAGGCCGAAACGATGTATGATGACGGCCGCGTTCGGGAAGTGGACATGGATGAAATTGAGCTTAGACCGGACGTCTTGACCTATGAGGTCGGAGGAAGAGGGAAGCTGTATGTTGGAGATTCAGAGTATGCCAAGTTCTACGGAGCTCGGGAAAATGACAATTGGAAATCCTCATATGGCCGAAATTGGTCCGACGCGATTGATGATGAAGACTGGGAGTATTACGATACTATGGAAACGCTGGAGTCAGAGAAAACTGGCAAACCTGAGGAGGGTATGCCTTTAAACTGCCAGGAGGCAGTGAGCGAGTGCTCACTGCCGTCAGAAACTTTGGCCAGTACCAGTGGAGTGATTCAGTTGCCATCAATAGCGAAGGAATGCCACTCTTCCATGTGGGAAAGTCGGGTGTGCGTTTTAGAGAAACTAATCGAACAGCAGATAGCTCTCAGCTCGAAGCTGCTAGAGGAAGTTTCCCGGAACTCGAAGACTTTAGCTGGCCTGAGCGCGGAACGACTGCGGAGCTCGACTCCCTCCTGTACCAAGCCGGCAGATTCAAGAGAACCGACGCCCCCGACAATCTCTGGGAAAGTGTTGATAGGCTCATTGCCCGTTACCCTGAAACCAGACCACGCCGAGAGCTCAGAGACCAAACCTGGGAGAAAGCGGAGATCGCGAAAGCGGTCGAAACAATCTGTGAAAGGCAAGTCAACAGACAAGCCAGCCCAGGCGTCCCATTAGCTTCTTTGGGAATGACAAACTCTGCCGTTATGGAGTCTTCTATCAAGTTGATTTCATTAGCTGTGGCAGAGAGGTTGGAGAAGCTTAGCCGAATGGATCTAGATTCTCCCCCCAACGTGGTAGATTTAGTGCGAATGGGTTACTGTGACCCAGTGAGACTGTTTGTCAAGAATGAACCTCATCCGAAAAGGAAAATCGTGACTAGAAGGTTCAGACTGATAAGCTCTGTGTCTCTCATTGATCAGTTGGTGGAGAGAGTCCTATTCGGATACCAAAATCAGATGGAGATCGCGATGTGGAGAACGTGCCCGTCCAAACCAGGAATGGGTCTTAGTTTAGCTGAGCAAGCGCAGTCTATCTGGAGAGATTTGCAACACAAGCACACCAAGGAGGTGGCATGTGAGGCAGATATTTCTGGATTTGATTGGTCCGTCCAAGATTGGGAATTGATGGCTGATATCGAAATGAGAATCAGATTGGGCCACTTCCCTTCCAAGATGGCGTGTGCTGCTCGCGCGCGATTCCACTGTTTCGCCAACAGTGTGTTTCAACTGTCCGATGGAACCCTGATCGCTCAAGGATTACCAGGCCTGATGAAGTCCGGTTCTTATTGTACTTCGAGTACCAATTCGAGAATCAGATGTCT